TCTTCTCCCCCTGTCGTAACCGGCGTGAAATATCCCTTGCTCCGGTTTTGTGCTTCATCCCGCCGCGAGATTGCCGCCTCGTATGCCGCTTGCTCACCCGGGTTCACTGCCGCTTTCCCTGGACCAAAATACTTAATTTTCAACTCCTCGTCCGTCATCGTGGATTCAAACAGGTCCCGAGTGAAGGACTCATGCCTGGCCTTCATCTCCGCCGTGTACCGCTTGTCTTCCTCCGATGCGATCCCGAACAGGCTCTTGACCCCTTCTGCCATCCCGCTGACCCAAGAGCCCGCGATTGCCGTTATCCCAGCAGACGCGAGGCCACCTATCGTATCTCCGAGAAGCGTCCCACCGACGCTGCCGAGCTTTAATTTGTCAACGCTGAATTTCAACACAGCGTCCGATATTTTTAGCCCTGCCGTTTCTCCCCAAGCGCTCCCTATACCTTCCCACATGGTTTTAAAGTTGCCCGTTCTCAATGCCGTTCCGAGGGTGTCCGTAATGATCGAAGTGCTCGGCACAGTGACCTTTACATCTACTTCCGTGACCAGTTTCATGCCGTCGATCTGCCCCTGGATATACTCCATTGCCGTTGTGACTTGCCCCTCCGCGGGCTTGAAGTTGAACTTCGTGCCTATATTAGCGTCTATCTGCTTTATATAAATCTCGTTCCAGTTCTTTGGGATGGTCGCCAGTTCACCTGAAGCGGCCGCCTGAACCCTCCCCCATCCTGCTTTCAGGCTTACCAGAAACGGATCTTCTTCATTGATTAATAGGGCAGTCTTTACTTCTTCCCACTTAGTGCCGATCTTCGCCAATTCTACTGTTGCGCTTCCTGCCGATGATTCGAAACTGAGTTTCATCTTTGCGGGCAGGCCATCCGCGCCCGCTTCGATTGCCTGTTGAGCCAGTGTCCAGTCGGATTTTATACCGCCGATCGCGGCGACTGCCTTGCCCTTGCCTTCTTCGAAGTTCGTGGTGATCGACCCCTTAATCCCGACTGTGCTCGTTGCGATGCTCGTCGCGAGATCAGTAAATGGAGTTTGTATCGCTGCCGTTTGTGTAGGCAACTCCTTGGCGGTTTCCTCGGCCTTCTTGTAGATAGACCAGACACCATCGCCCGCACTCGTCGCGGCGGTTGTAAAATCGGGGAAAACCCCAGTCAACACCCCGATAGCCCAGGATAGACCACTTTGACCGCTTAGTTTCGGGACGAGATTATCTATCTTTTCGATCCACTTCCCGGTCGAATCGACCGTTGAGTTGATCCACAGGACCAGGTCGGTCGCACTTGCTACGAGGCCCGTCATGGCCGGGGTAATCTTTTGCCCGAGGCTTAGCGTCAACCCATCCCATGCCACACTAAGCCGTTTGTTCGCGTCATCGAGGGCAACCCCCTTTTTTATGGCAAGATCGTCCATGATGACGCCGAAGCTGTACGCCTCGGTGGCATAGCTCTTTAAAGCCGCTTTTCCCCCCTCCATGAGGGGGATCAACGCCTGCCCTGACCGCCCGAGAAGGTCCATCGATAGTCCGGTAAGCGTCCCCTTATCTTCTGCGGTTTTAAAAGCCTCAGCGAGATCGCCGAACACGTCATTAAGGGGGCGAATCTTCCCACTGGTATTCGTAACCTCGATGCCCAGCTTCTGGAACATCGCCGCAGCCGTAACGTTGCCCGATGCGGCATCCGCAAGGTGAGAAGCCAAGAGCTTGAGAGAAGTCTGTAAAGCGTCAAGCGGGACATCATTCATCTTCGCCGCAAAGGAAAGCTCCTGCAATGCGGTTGTGCTGATCCCCGTCTTTTTTGACATCCTATCAAATTCGTCGGCGGTTTCGGCCGCCTTATTGGCCATGCTGGCAAGGGCCGTCCCGACCCCGGCGGCTACCGTCGTCACGCCCGCCAGCGCGAGGCCGCCCGCCTTGGCATAAAACGCCATCCCCCTGCTTCCGCTGAACGCGTCGGCGGCCGCCTTCCTGATGCCTTCAATCACCTTGGAGGCATTATCTTTGGCGCCGACAACTATTTCGAGCTTCTGGGAGAGGTTCATTTTTCCACCTGGATCGTGCGGAGTTCAGATTCGATCACCTGAAATGCCTCAGTCAGCCAGTTCGGGAGGCTCAGTGCTTCGGAAAACGACATCTGGCGCAAGTAGAGAGTTCCGCGAGGGGTGGGGATGGGGCTGTGGGCCAGGAAAAAGAGCCGATAGGCCAGGATGCTCTCGTCGTCCAGGGTCAGGGCCGGGCAGCCTTCCACGACCATTTTCCCGAGGTCTATAATCCGGTCTGGCCCGCCGGGGTGCTCGCAGTGCCGGGGTCGCCGGCCTCCGGCGCAGGAAAGACATCCGTCGCCGAGGGTGAGCCACCGCACTGCAAGACGAAGTTTCCCAGGTCGCGCCCCGTCAGTCTGGACGCCACGTTGATACGGACGGTGATCTCGCCGGTTAGTTCGGCGGGGGACCGGAGGAAGATCTCCACGGGGTCGGTCACGGCCTGCCCGTCGAATACAAAACCCTGAAATCCCCGGGTATGCTCCACGAACTGCCGGAACACCCCCAGGGTGGAACCGTCGTAGCCCCGCAGGATCGGCCCGTACTCCTCGTGAGCCGCCCAGGTCTTCATTCTCTCGGAATCCAGCCAGGCTCGGTTCCGGACCAGGTCACTCCCAGACGCGGCCATAATCTCCGCCGTCCGCATCCGCTCAATCTCCAACGAGAGCTGCTCGTTCTCCGGCAGATCCAGGTTCCCCCCGAACTCCGGCACGAGCCGAATCCATCTGATCCCGCCCAATTCCATCTGATCCTGCTTTCTGCCCCCGACGCCATGACCTACCGAATTTCACATCTCCGATTCTTCGCCCAGGAGTTCTCATCGTGACCCGGATCAGCCGGCCGCTCCTCACCGTAGCTCACCGTCCAGATCGCGCCAGGACGAACCCCCAGGGCCTCCAGGGAACGCCTTACGGCCTCCGCCCGGCGCTGGCCCAGGGCGAGGTTGTATTCGATCGTTCCCCGCTCGTCGGCGTGCCCCTCGATGACCACCGCGGTCTCGGTTCCGACACGAATCGCGCCGGCAGCCCCGTCGAGAGCCGGACGCTGGTCAGGCCGGATGGCGTAGCGGTCGAAATCGAAGTAGACCGTGGCCTCCAGGGGCCCGGCATCCGGGACAGTTCCGGGCCTCGCCGTCTGGCCCGTCCGTGCCGGCGCTGGCGGCGGAGTAACCGCCCTGTCCACCCAGACAGGAGGTTGCTTTTGCGGGGGTTTTCTGGTCGCGGCATACCGGGTGGCGCAACCCCCCACAAGCGCCACGGCAACGATTACGTAAACGAGTTTCATCAAATCCTCCTCAAATCAGCGTCAGCGTCAGCTCATCCTCCCCGCTGGACCCCAGGGCCACGCCGGTCAGCGGGATGCGTCCCGGCCCGGAGTCCGGGATGTCGCGCGGCGCCGGGTCGATCTCGCAGGTGTTCATGTCGATCTGCATCTTTTCGCCGCTCGTGTCCCCCAGGATGATCTGCAGGTCGTGGGAGACCTTTCGCCGGAAGTGGCTCATCCGGTAGGTCTCGTCCTTCTTCAGGAGCAGCTCGAACCCGAAGCTCACCTCCCGCTGGGCGGACATGATCACATCGTTGGCGCTGGCTGTATGCGCCTCTTCGTTCAGGAGATCCAGCCCGGTGGACACTTCGACGTAGCCGTTGACGTGCCCGATCGTGGTGGACCCGCCGTCGAGACTCAGGGTGGCCCTGCCCGCCGCGTGGAGCGGGTTTCCCGTAAGGGTCGGGGTCGGAAGGTATGGCGCGACGGACTGTCCCGTGTTGTAGGTCACCACCGCGTCCAGGACGATCGTCTCTCCGACGTAGCTCACCGACTGAACCTGGAACCCGGCCCCGGAGGCCGTAAAGTCCCCGACCTGCACCACCCCCCAGGCGGTCAGGAAGTCCGCGTCGGCCACGGTGACGCCCGTGCTGCCCGTCGTGGCGTTGGTGCCGGAGGTGGTCGTCGTGCCGGCCTCCCCGAAGGCCTTGGCGACCCCGGAGAACTCGATCGTCACGAAGTCCGACCCGGACCAGGAGATCCGCATCCGCTGGACGATGGCCCCGTAGACCAGCTCGACCATGCTGGTGAGCTTCCGGTAGATCGTGGCGCACAGAGCGGTGGGGTCCTTCAGCAGCGAATAGACCACGCTGGTGTCCGGGGTGGCCGTCTCGGTTCCCATCGCCATCTTGAGCAGGTCGCCGATATCCGGGACCGTGCCGAGGGCGCCGGAGGGCCGGAACACCACCGTCGTGGACCAGGGCAAGACCGGTTGGCGGCCTTCGACGCGCTCCATCCGGGATCGGGTTCCCCGGCGGTCTCCGGGGAAGGGCCGATCCTTCGTGTCGCCCAGGGCCAGGGTCCGGGCGCGGAAGGCGTCCGTCGCCGCCGCTTTCAGGGGCGCAAAGGCGCTCTGCAGCTTTAAAAAACAAACAAGGTCGTCGCCGACCTCAAAATTGTAAAATCCCATGACAGACCCCCTTTAAGGAGAAACCAGCACCTGGACCAGCATCCGCGCCCCGCGCATCAGTCCGGCCTCCACGGGCGCGAAATTGGAGTATTCGACCGAGATCACCTTCACATGCTCCGCATAATGCACCCCCGAGATGGGCAGGTGCGCATTGGCCTCCAACACCTCCTCGACGCCCCTCATGGTGCGCGAGAGCCGGATGGCCACCATCTCCTGGGGAGTCAGGGTGACGCCCTGGTAAGCCGCCAGGGTCTCGTTCCCGACGAGGTAGACCTGGATCTCCAACTCGATCCACCAGATATTCTCGTTCCCGAACTCCTCGGGACGCTGCGCGCTCCGGGCCACCACCACCGCGCAGGGCATGGTCACATATTGGACCTGCGGGGCCCGGAAGTAGTAGGCGATGTCTTCCAGGACCACGGCGTCCGTATAGATGGCGTCGAGGCTGTCCAGCTTGGCCGGGAGGCTGGCGCCCAGCACGGAAATGACACCGTTGACGGCATCCTCGGGGTTGATTGTGCCTGCCATAATACCTCGAAGCGTCCACAGATTTCACAAATTTCAACAGATGGAATCTGCGCAATCTGCGTAATCTGCGGATCAGATCAGCGTCCTTTGATAGCCCTGCCCGGACTTGAAGATGAACTCCTGCATCAGCTTGGCGATCTTCACGGCGTCTTCTTTCTTGAGCAGCCGGATGGGCTCCCGCTTGGGCATGTGCGCGGTCCCGGTCTGGTGGTAGAGCCCGTATGGAACCGTGGTCCCGAAGCCCATCCCCATCCGTTCGGCCTTAAAGATGTGCCTGCCCCCGGATTGCGTCAGGCTCTCCTTCAGGGGTCCTTTGAGCTCAAGGATTGGCTTTCCGGGGTGCGTCCGCTCCTTCCAGAGCCGGTAGGGTTCCGAGAGCTTCACCCACTTATGCCCTGCGCCTCGCGCCCCCTCGCTGGAAAACTGCTCCTTCTCCGCGTCCCGAAGGTATTCATCCACGTCCGGCCAGAGGGCCGTCATGTCAGAGATATTCTTATCCAGGAGGAGCAGCGCCGTGTTGAGCTGCTTTTCCCCGACCACCTCGAAGGTGAAGTTGACCAGGTCGCCGCGCGTGGCCATCAGAATTTCATCGTCCGCGTGAAAGTGGGATCCCGTTCTACCCCGTCGTCATCCGGGCTGAAGCTGCCGGAAGGGGACTGCTCGTCGGCCTGGGCCGGGGTTCCGGTCCCCTCCGTGGCGTCCACGAGGGTCGTCTCTCCCCGGGAGATGCGCTTCAGTCGGACATCGTACTGCTCGCGCAGGGACACAGACAGGGGAGAAACGCTGCCGGCCATCCCGATCGCCTGGGTCGCCTCCTCCGCCATCGCCGCCGACCCGAGGAGGGCGATCTCCTTCAGGATCTTGGAGGCCACCGTCTTGGTCGTCGGGATCGGCGTCGAGTAGCCGCGCGCATCCAAGATGCCGTTCAATTCGTGGAAGACGCTCGTGCAAAAGCCCTCCACCTGGGCGGTGGTGGGCTTCGACGTCGCGGAGAAGGTCCGCTGGAGCTTCGCCTGAACATCCGCGACCTCGTTGTAACAGTCCGTGCCGAGCGTGATGGACATCGAAAAAACCTCACTTCATGCGGATTTCGGGTTCTCCATCCGCCCCCGGCCAGACCACCGCCTGGGTGATGTGTCCGATGGGCAGGTCCAGGTCCACGAAGATGGGAAATCCCGCCTTGCGGGCCTTCTCGCAGAAGTCGTAGTCCTCGCCGAGCCGGTCCGTCCGCTCGAACCACGGATCCTGGATCTTGTTCAACACATCCGTCTCGATGTAGAGGAAGGCCGCCCCGACCGCCTCCACGGGAACCAGCCCCCGGCCCTGCAGGCGGATGACGCTCAACCTCCCGTCATCCCCGGCGATCGCGGTCGTGGGCTCGAACGGTCTTCGCCTCCGCAGGCAATTACCGCTTACGATGGGCTTTCCGTGTGTGGTGAGCCGTTCCAGGGCGTGCGGCGGGAAGATCATGTCCGAGTCGATCATCAGGAGGGCTTCCACCCCCTTCTGCAGGGCCTGCCGGCAGGCCAGGTTCCGCATCTCGGGCAGGAACGGGGCGTCCTGCCGGGTCTTCGTCACGCCCTCCCACACCTTCAGGGCGTCCATCGCCGTCTGGAAGTCCGACGCCGTGAAGTCGTGATTGCAGGGCGTCGCGATCATCACCCGTGGCCGGGAGTCCAGACCCGGCGTCCGTCTCGTCAGGCGTGCCGGGTTGATCCGCAGCGCCGGCAGGTAGAGGTTGTCGATCCCCATCGGAAAGCTCCCGGGAAATCAAAGGAGACGGAGGCCCCCCCGACGCAGCCTCCGTCTCCTCATGGCCTGCCTGTGCTCCTGCCTGTGCTACGGCAGGCAAGACGGCAGACAGGCCTGCCTGTGCAGACAGGGCGGGAAGGACCTTGATCAGCCCCGAACTCAGCAGGGCGTCGATCTGTTCCCGGGAGATGCCCAGGTCCCTGGCGGGAAAGGTCTCCCCCCGCTTGAACCGCTGCTTGCTGGCCTTGAGGTTGGCCACGACCACGTAGGACACTTCACCCGTCTCTTCTGTCATCTTTAACCTCGTCACCCCGCACATACTGGGATTAAAACATCCCGACGATCACCTGAATCGCCAGGCTGTCCATCTTGGCGTACTCGAGGGACCGGGCGATGTTCTGGCCGGTCGTGGCCGCCGCGTCGGTAAGCCCGACACCCCATGCCGCCGTCTCGATCATCCCGCCGGGAGTAATGGCAGTCGTGTTGGAGTTCACCCGCAACTGGCAGGTCCCGGCGATGCAGATCCTGCCGGTCCCGTTCGATGCGAATGAATCGACCGACACCCCCGCGAAGTTCCCGGCCGTAGCGGATCCCGAAACCGTCACCCCGGCATAGGGATAGGCGACCACGGACGCGGAGTCTGCCCCGTCGATAGCGGCGAAAGAAACGGAGTCGACCTGAGTCCAGTAGAGCTTGGTCGCGGCTTTTCCGGCGGTTCCTGTGACGACCAGGGGGGTCGTGGGGGAACCCGCCGTCAGCTTCTGCCGAGCGATCTGAGTCGCGCCGGCAGCGTCCTTCCCCCTGACATAGAGGGTATCGGTCGCCCCGGCTGTCCCTACCGCCGTCACGGCAATGGTGTATTTTGCCCCGGTCGTTTTCAGAGTGTCGGCGACGGTTTGAGCGGCCTCGTTTTTAACTGCGGTCGCCACAACCGTCACGACCGGACCCCAGATCATGGCCCGTTTGGATCCGATCCCGACGCCGCCCACGTTGCGGGCCCACATCAGGATGGACCCGTTCGGCCCCCCGATGGTCGTGCCGAGGGCAATGGTGTCCAGGACCGCCTTGTCCGCGACTACGGAGTCCGCATGAACCGCGCGGATGGGATACGTGGCGTCCCCGATCCGGCCGTAACTGGCGGCCGTGCCCCGGACAACGGCGTCCTGGGTGAGCATCAGGACGCCCCGGCAGAGCTCCCGCCAGAAGACGCGATCCACCCGGCCCTGAGACCGGAGCTCCCCAACGAGCATGGGGCCGATCAAGAGCCCCACAGCCCCGAGACTGATCGCCGTGACGATGGCCATGCGCTTCATCGTCCGGCGGATTCCAGCTTTCATGTCATTCCCCTTTCCGATTCAGGGAGTTCGTTTCGATCCAGGAAAAGAGAGTCGCCGATCAGGCCACTGCCGCGTCGATGTAGTACCCGAACGTGTCGTCGGTGATCTCCAGGACGTAGGACATCTCGACCATGTACCAGTCCCCCTTGGGGTTGTTGCTCCGCCAGGTGGAGACCTCCCGGTCCGAGCGCATCCGGATGCAGGCGCCGAATCCGCCCGACCTGGGGGACGGGTTGGGATTGCGCACGTAGGTCAGCACCCCCTTGCCCCACACGAACGACAGGCTGTCGCTGGTCTGCCCCTCGTTGGCCGTGTTCTTCACGGCCGCCCCGATGGTGAAGTTCTCCGGGGGGATCTCGATGATCGAGGCCACCTGGGGAATCGACAGACCGGTCGCGGAGACGTACTTCACCCGCTCGATCAGGGCCGGGTGGAACTTGAGCTTCGACCAGACCGCCGCGCCCATGTGGATGGCGTTGGGAAACGCGCCCGTGGCCGCCACCACGGTCTGGATGCCGGTCTCGATGTCGTCCAGGGGGTCGGAGTTGATATAGTCCGACCACTGGTCCGTGCCCGTCAGGGTGGTGTACTGGGTGACGTTCGTCGTGGAGAACGCCTTGGCCGCGGCCCGGACCTCCTTCGAGACGAGGAGCTTGTCGGTCAGGTTGGCCACGCAGTCCTGGTCCGGGTCGAGGGGCTGGTCGGCGTTGTCCCGAAGCCGGTCCGGGACCAGGTCCGCCAGGTTGTAGACCCCCATCGAGTAGGAGTCCGTGCTCACCGTGTAGGTGGCCTCGCGCGCCGGCTCCTTCATCCCGCGCGGACCGTCGTTCTCGGCGCGGAGGTTGGACTTGTCGTACTTGAACCACTTGTCGCTTTCCTTCTTCACCGGCAGCACGGGGAAGACGTGGTCTGCCCGGTAGGCGATCAGGGGATTCGCATAGCGGAGGGAGAACTCCGTCATCGCCTGATCGACGTGGACTTCGCTCTGGAGCGGCATGGAAATGACCCCCTTCTAAGTGTTCGTTTCCGGCCCCGGATGGGGCATAGGCCTACGCGCCGAGGTAGGACACGCCGGTGCAGAGGACCTCGGCCAGGTCCGCCGAAGAGTAGCTCTTGTCCACGCGGCCGAAGATGATGTCGTTGTTCGCGACCTTGGTGACCGCCAGTCCGCTGGCGTCCGTGCCCACCCACCCGGCGGTCAGCCCTGCCGTTCCGACCTTGACCTTGATCACGGTCCCCGGCGTAAACGCGGCCAGATCCGCCCCCTGGCCGGCGGCGGCCGGCTCGTTGTAGAGCACGCCCACCGGCACGCTCGACGTGGCGGTGCAGGTCGTAACCTGGTCAGCGGTGCTGTGCGCCATCATGATATAATACTGCTTCGTGCTCAGATCCCCCCCGGCCTGCTTGCCGGAGGTGAACACGGGATTATCCGATCCCATTGCAGACCCCCTTTCAGTGTGTAACCCGGAAGCATCCACCGATTGCGCAGATTACGCAGAAGGCTTTAATCCGCGAAATCTGTGAAATCTGCGGACTTATTTGGTTTTCTTGAACCGCCAGGCGTCCACCTTGTCCCTCCCGAACTTGCTGTAAGCCTCGCTCAGAGCCACGGACATGGTGACGGCCTTGTCCCCGTCGATCCGCCCGTCGATGAACGACTTGACCTCGGTGTCCGCGGTCCCGTTGCCACCGAGATCTCCGTCAGCGCCCCGGACCGAGAAGTCTACGACCTTCGGGAGCGCCTCGATCAGGGCGACCCCTCCGGCATAGTCGGCCTCGATCGCCTTCTTGACCTGGGCGTAGAGCGGCGTATCCACCCCGGCGATCTTTCCGGCTCGCTGCGCGTCGCTCAGCGCTGTGGTCACGCGCATCTCCCTCAGCTCCTTCGCCGCCCTGCCGCCGGCCTCGGCGTTGGCGCGCAGAGCCGTGACTTCCGCCTCGGTCAGCGCGACCTTGCCGTTGCTCTGCTCGGTCAGGGTCTGGACCTTGCCGCTGGCCGTCACGAGCTGCTCGTCCAGGGCCGTCAGGGCCTGGTTGCGGTGCTCGTCGGTGACCTGCGTATCCTCGGTCAGGCCGAGGATTTCCCGAATGCGCTTCTCGTTCATCCTGCTACCCCCTTTCGGTGGTGTGATCGGTGCCCCCGGTTCGGGGGATTTCAGCTTGAGCGCGGCAATCGCGTAGATCGCCCCTTCGCTCATCTCTACCGGCGCATCTATGGCCGACATTCCAGCTAAAAATGGTCGATTCGTGATCGCAACGGCCCGGAGGCTCATCCCGATCTTGTTCCCCTTCTTGTCCGTGGCGTCGCGGTCGATCTCCGGGCTGATGTATTTATACTCCCCGGCCTCGATGTGGGCGGCTGCCCGCTCCGTCCACTCGACCGTGGCCCAGAGTTGCGACCCGCGCTCCTTCGTGTAGAGCTTGCCTTTCTTGATCCACCCGGCGGCGATGGCCGATCCGGGGTCGGAACTGAGGGAGGCGTGCTGATAATCCACACAGACCTCCTCCATGTCGTCCTTCTCGAAATTATCCACGAGCTCCCGCAGGTTTGCCCGCGTGAACTCTATGGTCCCGTACCTGTCGTGCTCCCAGGTGCCGATCATGCAGACCTGCACGTCACTGATTTTGCGCTTGGCGTCGCCCTCGCCCTGATCCTGAAACTTCAGGCCGGGCGGGATCAGGATCACGAATCGGAATCGCGGGTTCATGTTCGGCTCACTTGAAAATTGCGACGTAAAGGCACCGGCACCGGTCCCCGCCCAGACAGTTCCGGTTGGGCGGTGCGTCATCGTAGTATTCCTGGCTCCCGACCTCGTATTCCTCCCCGTCCAGACCCTGGCAGATCTCGCAGACTCTCTCGTCCAGGATGGCGCTGTAGAAGATGGCCTCGATGTCCTCTTTCTGAATCTCGATCTCGGCGTCCCGGCCCAGGTTGACGGCCTCGGAGACCAGGACGTTCGCCTCCAGCTTGGCGGAGGTGTCGGCTACGCCCAGAACCTGGTCGGCCAGGGCGTTAAGGTCTTCATCCGTAAAGTCCACCTTTTTCGTCCGGTAGAGCGTGAGGGCCAGGTCCCGGGCGCGGCTCTCGACCTTCGAAGACAGACGACCCAGGAATAGCCGCCCGCGCACCCAGAACATCTTGTTCACCTCATCGTCCTCCGGAGGCTCGTCCCGCAGTTCGATGGCCCCTGCCCTGAGCACCGTCGAAGGGTCGGTCAGCCTGGCCTGCTTCTTCTGCCGGCGCGCCTCCTCCTGGATCGTCCGCCGGCCGTAGCGATAGAGGTCCCGGAAGAGGTCCACCGTGGCGTTGAGGAGGGGCTTCATCAGCTCCGGCGGGATCGCCACGTCCTCCACGTCGGAGGGGTCGCCGTCGGACAGGGCCTTGGCGATCTGGGCCTTCAGACTGTCGATCCACCGGCCCCGGACCCGGCTCACGGCGTCGGTGATGTGCTGCTTCGCGTCGTCCTGGTGTCCGTCGATCTCCCGCAAGGCCATCGCCTTTTCAGGCTCGGTCAGCGCCCGCCAGAAACCCTCCGGTCCGGGCGAGGTGGGCGCATCCTGGAGGAGCCTGACATGCCGATGGCCGCAAGCCGTGGCGCTCACGACCGGTTTCCGTTCTTTCCCCTCCTTGATCTGCTTGAGAGGCATCTCCAGACCCTTCCGGAAATACCCCTCGATCTCGTCGTCCGGGGTCAGGAATCCGGACAGGCCCAGGACCGAGGCGGCCTGGGCGGCCTGCTGGACGGTCAGCGCCCCGATCCCGGCGCAGCTCAGGTCCGCCTTGACGTTTCGGGCGTTCGGGAAGTTGAGCTCCAGGAGGGGCCGGATCATCGACCGCTTCACCTCTTTCCGGATCAGGTTGGCCAGGCCCCACTCCGAGTCCAGGAAGAGCTTCATAAAGGTGTCGCCGAGAGAGCGCGCCCCCGTCTCCGTCGTGCCCAGGTTCAGGAACATCGCCAGGGGACCCCGGGCGATCATCTCGTCGTGGTGCTTGATCGTGGGCATCGGATCGTAGCGAGAGACCTCTCCCGCCCCGGAGACGCTGAACACGTAGCCCGGCGGCAGGACCACCCCCGCCTTCTCCCCGGCCCGGTACTCCTCGCAGATCGTCTCCGCCGCGGTCTTGTCTGTCGGGTTCCACCCCTCGGGGAGCTGCATCGTCGGCACTCCGATCCCGAACCTCTCGTGCGCGATCGCGTCCACCTTGTAGACGTTGTCCTTGATAAACCAGTGTTTGTATGCGCTTCGGAGGATCGAGATCCCCTCGAAATCGTTCCCCTCCTGGTCCAGCACGAACAGGGAGATCTTGCTGGCCGGGATCTCCGGGGTCACGTACCGCCCGCCCTTATACACCTGCTGGACGACCGCCGTCAGGTCCCCGAATTCGTCCACCTTCCACTCGTAGACGGTCTGCTGGCCCCGGTGGGCGAGTTTCTTCAGCCAGACCTTGCCCTGGTCCAGCTCGAAAACCTTCTCCAGGATCTCGTAGCCGAAATCGAGGCAGAGCAGGGCGTGTCCCAGGAAACCCTCCCAGTCGATCCGCTCGAACAGGGCCTCCTTCAGGAACGCCTCGATCTTGGGATCTTCGCATTCGATGATCCAGTCCGCCGACAGGATCGGGAGTTTGAGCACCTTCAGGATACTCCGGACCTGGCCGTCACTCCGCCGCATCTCCTCGTAGGTCTCGGCGGCCTTCAACCCGCGCATATTCGGGTTGAACTCGTTGTTGTCGAGCAGGCCCCGGAAGAAGACCGTGCCGGTCGCGCCCAGTTCGGATTCGAGGGCAGACCGCTTGAAGGTTTTTACCTCACTCCCTGCCAGTGCTACGGCAGGCAGGTCAGCGGCGCGAATGACCGGCCCCGCCACGGGGTGAGATCCCCTCGAAAACCGTCGCCCGACGCCCAGGCCCTGAGTAGATGCGCTCATCAGAATCTCCTCGTCCGGACGCCGGCGAAGATCGGCCGCACCGCTCGCCTGGGCATGGCGCTATCATGCTGGGCCAAGAACGTATCGAGGGGCACGTAGGACCTCAACGACTTGGCGGCTTCTCGCGCGAACCAGCAGGCCATCACCGTGTCCGACAGCGGGGCGACGGGGTAGCTCCGCATCTCCTCCACCCAGATGCAGGTCTCGCACCGGCAGTCCGCCGCGTGCCCGCCGTCCGTGGGGATGACCCAGGAGCCGTTCTCGAACTCCGCGGCCAGGTTGGGCAAACCGTTATCCTCGTCCGCCTTGTTCGCGCCGGTGGTGAAGGGCTTGAGCGGGATCGTCGCGTCCGGAGTGACCAGGCGTACCCAGTCGATCAGGGTCTGCTGGTAGGCGTTGTTCTCCACCACGATGGCCTCGGGCAGGTGCCGCTGGTGCGCCTCGATGATCTGCCGGGCGGTCTCCGGTCCGGACCACTGGCCCCTCCGGATCTCCACCGGCCAGCGCCGCTTGTTCTCGTCGACGGCGATGGTGAAAATGACCGTCCGAGGCCGCTCCTTCCGGTATCCCTTGCCGGATGTCTTCCGCTTGCTGTGCCCGAGATCCACCCCCGTGAACGTCCGCCACTGGGGTTGGATATGGGTTCGATCCAGATCGGGCCTCAGACACCCGGAGATGGCCCGGAAAATGGCGTCCTCATCGGACAGGGCGACCAGCCGGAATCCGCGAGAGAAGGACCGGCTCCCGATCTCCCGGGCGCGCTGTTGAAGGCGTTCCTTCGGCCAGGCCTCGGGCCAGACCGGTGTAAAATCCTCCGGGATGGGCTTCCGGAACACCGCCCATTCCGGGTTCTCCTCCAGTTCGTGCGTCAGGTCCGCCCGGTGCCAGGGGGTGGCGATGTAGACGGCCTGCCCCTCGTCGGCCAGGAGGTTGATCCAGACATCGGAGAAGGACTCCTTCACCAGCTCGCGCATCCCCGGCTTGGCGATCGCGTTCTGGAAGTCCACCACGTCGTCGAAGATGATCAGGTCCGCCCGGTCTCCCGTGGCCGAGGAGAGGATCCCGGAGCTTTCCACGGAGGGCTCCTTGTCCTCCCCCTCCCGGTTCACGGTGATGGTGTGCTGAGTCCAGTCGTCCAACTCGGGATGCCGCTTCAGGCCGGGAAAGACCTCGTGCAGCCGCTTGTTGCGCTCGATATGGCCCTTGACGGCCTTCAGGCGCTTCTTGGCGGCCACGTCGTCCTCGCAGACGACCTTGATGCGGAGCTGACGGTTGCGCCCCAGGGCGAACAGCACCCGCCCGATGGCGATCTGGTCGGACTTCCCGTGCTCCCGGGGGGCCAGGATCAACGCCCGGTGGTGCGCGTCGATGAAGGCGTGCCACTCCCGGTGGACGTCGCCCTGCTTCCACGCACGCTTCTTCCGGGTGTCGTAGAAGCAGTACTCGAGGAAGGCGTTGATGTCCTCCCGGCAGGCCTGGAGCGTCCGCTCGTGCTCCTCACCAGCGGACCGGGCCTTCTCGCCATCCCGCTGGAGGCGCAGGGCCTTGCGATTGGCCTCATTTTTGTGGAGGATTTTAGCCGGAGAGAGCATTGGCCTCAAGGGGGAGATGCATCATGTGTCTCATCTCGTTGGAGATTTCACACAACACGGTATCGCGATCCACCGAGGGGAGGTTGAAAATCCCGTATTTTTCCAGCATCCCGACGAGGATGAAGACAAACCCGTCGCACGTGATCTGCGGGGTGTTCCTCCGAACGTTCTGACTCTCGATCTGATCCGAGACCCGGATGTGGGCCAGGGCGTTCTGGTAGGGATCGCCGATGTTGTTGCGGATCCGGTCCTTGAAAAAGCGCTCGATCAGGAGCCGGCTTCGCAGGATATGGTCGTCCACCGCGTCGCCCGACGGCAGGGGGGTCTTGTCATCCTGCGCGATCTCCATCTTTCGGGCCATCTTATTGGCCCACTCGTCGAGATGTTCATCGGTGAGCTGGGGGTTGATCGCCTCCAGGTCCCATCCGTAACGCCCAGCCCAACGGTAGGCGCGAGACGGGGACCATCGCATGAACTTCTCGCACGCCCCGGGACCGAGAAACGAGAGGCATCCCTCCTCCGCCAGGCTCCGGATGACCGGCGCAAGGGCGGTGAAGGGTCTCCCCGTCACTTTGGCGAGTTTCAGGACGAAGACTCGCTCCGCCTCGGTGTAGTGTGCGACCTTCGGCATTTTTAGTTCCGCTGACAACGGCTCACGGTGGTGGTCATGCTCCTTACGGCCTCCGTAAGGCTATCCAGGTTTTCCTCAATCATGCGATGGAGCTCCTGTCGCTCGACCTGCGATTCCTTCCGCCAAGCCTCGCGCTCCTCCTGCTGGTCTGCACGGATCCCATCGCGCTCCCTCTGCTGCTCTCCGCGAATCTCATTGCGCTCCTTCTGCTGCGCCTTGAGCATCAGTTGGACCGCGACGATCACCGCGGCGGCCATCGGAGCGTTGATGATGAGTGACGTCAGTTCCTGCATTCTGACTCCCCTTATCTGCATTTATCGGCGTTC